GCTAACGATGAGATTGTTGTACCATCTAATGTACTGCAAATCTCCGACAACAAGAATTCTAATGTTCAGCAATACCAGACCGTATTACGTGGTGGCAAACTCTACGATAAAGTAAACCATACTTATAAATTTACCAACCCTGTTCCAGTACGCTGTGATGTGGTTTGGTTGTTTGATTTTGAAGATCTTCCCCAGGTCTTTAAGGACTACATCACCCAACGTGCCACCCGTGTATTTGCCGGAAGTGTGGTTGGATCAAAGGATATGTTCCAGTTTAACCAACAAGATGAAGGAATGCTGAGAGCTAATTGTATTGCTTATGATACAAATACCTCAGAAGTTAATATCTTTGGTGTTGAGACAGGGCAGAACTTCTACATTTCTTATACTCCCTTCCGTACTATTGCACGATAATGGCTGCTGTTTCTCAAAAAATTAGTACGCTGATTGGTGGTGTATCCCAGCAGCCAGACACAATTAAGTACAATGGACAGCTTCGTAGTTGCAATAATTACTTTCCTGATGTTGCTGTAGGACTAACAAAGCGTCCTGGTCTTCAAGCCATTCGCAAATTGGATAGTCCGGTTGCTGATGGTACGTGGTTTATGGTGTTTAGGGATGATCAGGAGAAGTACCTGATGCAATTTAGCAAAGCAGGTGCTCTTAAAATTTGGAGTGCCAACACTGGTCTTTCCCAAACAGTCAATCCTATTGCTGCTGAAGCCACAGACTATGCTACCCACGAAGATAATGATGAGCTTCAAATTCTTCAAATTAATGATTACATTTTTGTTCTAAATCGAAACAAAATTGTTCGTACTGATCCTACGCTCAGTGCTGCTCAAACACCGTATGCGTTTGTCACCATTAACACTGTTGCGTATGCCTCAACGTATACAGTAACGTTGGATAGTACAGACTTTGCGTACGCTACTCCAACAGGAAGCACTACCCAGCTTAACGTAAAGAACATTGTTGATTCGTTGGTTACTGCCATTAACGCTAATGTTAACTGGGTAGCAACGGGCATTGGAAACAATGTTCATATCCGTAGAGCAAACAACGCTGACTTTAACATTACTGCGCGTGGCGGTAATGCTGGAACAGCCATCGAAGCATATAAAGGTTCTGTTACTTCTCCTGCTCAACTGCCGAAACAATTCTTTAATAATGTCAAAGTAAAAGTATCTGGATCAAACGACACTGGATCTGATGACTATTGGGTAATTTTTCGCACTGACGATGATGCCCCAGATGGGGTAGGTGTTTGGGAAGAAACCATTGCTCCTGAAACAATTATTAATATTGATGAGGAGACAATGCCTCATGCTATTATCAGGGAAGCAAATGGCAGTTTTACTTACCGTAAACTTGATCTTGCCGGAGCAGTAGGAAGTACAGGAACAGTTGTCAATGGTATTCCGACAGCCGTCAGTGCTTTAAATGTTGTAAGTGGTGGACATGTTGTTGGTGAGCAGATTTCTGTTACTGGAGGAACTGGTACAGGATTAGTGCTAAAGGTTACCAAAATTAAAACTGTTACTGTTACTAACAGTTACATAAGAACCTCGCCTAATTATGTCACTAGAACGGCTACTAGCTCTGTTGCTACGTATAAATGGTATGAAAATAATGTACTAATAGGGACAACATTTTCTCCTCCCATTTCGTTTGTTTCTTCTTTAACAGTAGGAAGTAAAACCTACACAATTAATGGTTCATTTGCTTTTGTAAGTGGAAGAGGCAACACGGCAGGCGTAACAATTTCCTATCCAGTAACAGGTGTTATTGATACTTTTATCATTCGCCTTTCCGGTCAAGATTACACAGCTTCTGATGTTGTTACTAGTGTTGACGGGGATACTTTTACAATTGATACAGTCACATCAGAAACTAGAGTTCCAGATACTACGGGTCTTCAATATTGGAAGCCAAGAGAAGTTGGAGATACGGTAACAAATCCAATGCCTACATTTGTAGATAACCCATTGGATGCTATTGCGTTTTATCGGAACAGGTTAATCCTAACCTCCCGTCAAAATGTTATCTGCTCACAAGCAGGAGATTACTTTAACTTCTTTGCCAGCACTGTTATTACAATTGTTGACAGTGATCCAATTGACTTGAGTGCTAGCTCGCTGCGCCCTTTGAGGTTTAAGGCTGCTTTGCCTAGTCCCAGGGGTTTGATTCTGTTTGGAGACAATGGACAGTATGCGTTGGAAACCACAACCGAAGCATTCTCTCCAAAGACTGCCGAACTTAACCAGCTTTCAAATTTGAGTGCTACGGATCGTATTGCTCCAATTGATATTGGTCCTAGTTATGTATTCCTTGAAGAGGGACAGAAGGCATCATCTATTTTTGAGATGGATGTCAGTTCTACTGGAGCCAAACCGACAGTTATTGAACTGACAAAATTAATCCCAACATATATTCCTTCTGGTGTTTCAACGATCCACGCATCCACTCCAGCTGGTGTGTTTGCCATCCATAGCTATTCTGATCCAAGTAGTCTTTACCTTTATCGGTGGTTTGAAAATCCAGGTCAAGGAAGAATTTCCTCTTGGTTTAAATGGAGTGTGCCTGGAACCATTGAAACTTTTGCTTTTGATCAAGATGTAATGTTTATTGTTACCAAACACAATAGCAATTACATTCTCAGCAAAATGTCTTTGGTAACCGATACCTCTTCTCAAGCACTACTCTTTGAAGGTGAATATCTTGATACTAGGCTTGACTTCTTTGATTATAATCCAACTCTTTTCTATGACGTGGACACGGATACAACACGTGTTTGCTTCAAAGAAGGGATTGAGAATCTAGATGAGCAAGCTGTATTGATGTATTTAGATACTGGATCTTCTGGATACTTTGAAGAACAGACGATTCAATACGATGCCACCAAACCATTAGGGCAGCAGTATTACTTAACTGTTGAAGGCAATCAAATAGCGTCTAGTTTTGCTATTGGGTATAAGTACATCAGTTCTGCTGTATTACCAGCATTTTACTTTGTGAAGGATCCTACCTCAGCCAATAAGGATACCCAGAACATCCCCAGGCTGTCTCGGATTAAAATCAATAGCTACAACTCTGGACCGTTTAAGGTGATTGCCAGGGTTGCTGGTAGACCGGATTTTGAAAGCATCTGCCCACAGATCACTTCCAATGCTTCTGTGGCTAATCACATTCCTATTCTGCGTAATGCCCAGAGTACCATTCCAGTAATGGCACGAGGAACGGATGTGGAAATTGAACTGATTGCTGATAGTCCATTTCCAACAGCATTCACTTCTCTTGATTGGGAAGGAACTTACGATAACAAAGGAATCCAATCCCTTTAAGGGGAACCTTATTATGGAGCTTATCCACAAAGCGAGCCGCTCAGACGCAATCTGGGTGGCTCAGCACCTACAAGAAGATGATCGAAGGGAACTAGAGGGTCTTGGTCATACCATGTTGGAGGCCGCCCTCTGCCTTTCTATGGACCTCTCAGACAATCCTGTGACCTTCAGGAATCCCCTTGGAGAGATCTGCGGGATAGCGGGGGTATCCAGAACCGATGCCCATTGCGGAGCCATATGGATGCTTACTACGCCACATGTCCGTCCGTATCCCAAACTATTTTTTAAGGAGGCTAAGAAATGGGTCGAACAACAGACCTCCTATGAGATGTTACATAACATTGCTGATCCAAGGAATCGTCTTCACATGAAGCTGCTTCATATGCTTGGATTTAAAAAGCTTATGTATGTTACCACTCAAACCAATCTTACTTATGTTGAATTTGCTAAACTAACAAAATGTGTGTACCCGCAATTGTAGGTATTGCAACGGGCTTAATGAGCGCCGTTCAATCCATCGCTGGTTATCAAGCTCAAAGTCAAGCCGCTGCTGCCTCTCAACGTGCTTATCAACAGCAACGTAATCTTAATCAGGAAGCTGCTAACCGAGCTTACCAACAAACACAACTTAAGCTGAAGGGTGAGATGGAACGCGCATCTCAACAGGCAGAACAGGGCCTTGTAAGGCGTCTCCAGGCGCAGGGAACCACCTTGGCTGCTGGACGTACTGGACAATCAATTGGGGGCCTTCTGACCGATGCTGAGCGTGTTGAAGGAAGGGATCTTGGAGCACTTGGTATGAACCTTGCTTATGCTCAACAGGATTACTTCTTTGGCATGGAAAGCATTTATAACCAACAAAGGTCTGCGGATATTGGAGCCGCCTCTCAGAGGATTGCTGCTCCTAGTGCCGGTGGTCTGGTGTTGGGTCTTGCTGGAGCTGCTATGTCTGGTGTGTCAGCTTATCAATCCTTGAGACCGCCATCTCCTGGAAGGACCCCTCGTCCACAAGCTATTCCCGGCGCTCAACTGCCTGGTGGTCGAGCTGGCACAATTGTTAATTGGAGTTAATCAGTGGCTAGTATTTATGAATCCCCTGGCCAGCAGGTTGCTCTAACTGGACCTCAAGCAAATACTTCTTTTCAACCCGTCGAAGCATATGATCCAAGTAGGATGATGCTACGGCAGTCCGAACAGGATCTTAGGGCATTTGCTAATTTCAGTGAAAGTCTTACTAAGTTCATCACTGATAAGGCAAAAGAAAGAAATGAGCAAGAATTGAATCTTGGTATCGCTGATATTCTCAATGGAGAATTGACGATGAAGCCAGATCAAATGAATGCTTATCAGCAAAATGTAAAGCTTCTTGAGCAAGCTGCCGACAGTGAGATTAATGCCGCTAGTCAACTAGCTGAAGTCGATCCAGGTGCTGGTGAGACTTATCGTCAACAGAATCGTGCGATCAGTGGGTGGCGAGCATATGGTCAAGCTGTTGGTAAGGCACAGATGGCTGCCAGCCAAGCTGAAACAATGCTTGGATCCTTTTTGAGGGATAGTAAGGAGATTCTTACCATCCGTCAACCTGATGGCAGTATCAAACAGTTTACCGCAGCAGAAGCCGAGAATCAGCCTGAACTGATGGCTGCTTATGGTGTTGGTCTTCAGAAGTTCATGCAAGCCACTGGAATCGTTGGTTTGAATCCAGCTATTCTTGTTGAAAATCTTACTCCTACCATGCTACGGGTACGGGCTAAGGTGATTGGGGAACGGATGAATGAAATCACCCGGGCTCGTCAAGAGGCTGAAAAGGAAGAGATCAACATCGGCGTGGGTCAGAACCTTGAAGGACTTGGTAATCCTGAACAGGCACAAGCAGTATTTTCTGCTCTGCTTATGATGGGCAAACAGACCTTTAATGGTAACTGGTCTCAAGCTAATCAGTTTGTCAACGAAGCTGTTCTTAGCAAGCTGGCAGCATTGGGTGTTGGTAATCCTGAAAAGGCTTCCGCAATCCTTGATTCGTATTCTGGACTTCTGCTGAATCCTCAAAAACCAGAACTTGGTACGGTCTACAATCGGTATGCGGCAGAGATCGAAAAGACTCGCGCATCCATTAAGGGGTCTGCTAGGGAATTGGCTTCTGAAGAAGAAGCTGAAATCAAGGATGAGATTAACTCCATTTACAATACGTGGAGATCTGCTTCCGAAACTGGTAATCTTGCTGAATCACAGCGAGCATTTGATGCTGCGGAACAAGAACTAAGTAAGCTGGCTGCCACCTATCCAGAAGCTACGGAAGCCCTTTCTAGGATGCGTCAGGTTGGCCGTAACTTTAATAGTCTTACTGAGGAAAGCGTTACCAAGGCTGTTGCCGGAGGTTCGATCAAGAGCCGTGCTGAGCTTCAACTGTTGGCTGCTAATGGATACATCAGTGCTGATACTGCTAATAAGCTATCGGAGCAGCTTCCTGAGGATGATTCTTCGGAGATGGTTAAGACTCTGCGTCCTCGGATGGAAGCATTTGTCCGTAATCAGCTTCGTGGCATCTTCAAGGTTCAAGGTGCTGACTTTGATTCCTTTAAGGATCAGACCCTTCCTCTTGTTGGAGCATTGACTGATGAGCTGATGGAAGTCGGTTTGTCCAAAATGCTGGAGCTTAAAGCTGCGGGTAAAACTACAGGCACTGCTCAGCTTCAATCACTCTTGGAGAAGCAAGCCCTAGATGCTCTAAAGACTGAAAGGTTCAAGCCTATCATTCAAAACGGTAGGGTAATTCTTCCTACTCCTGGTCGCAACCTTCCCGCTGTCGTTCCTTACCAAACTGGTCCTAATGGTAGGGACTATTCCCGGCAAATCATTAACCGTCTTCCCCCGGTAGTCTCCGCCAAACGTGATGTGCTTCTTGATGCTGAAAAGATTCAAGCAAACATTGATGCTCTTAATAACGGTGGAGCACCTAGTTCTGATCTGGTAACGATTGCTAAGGCTTCTGGATTGTCTGTTCAACAGGTCCTTACCCAACAGGCCCAAAAGAACGGCATTACCTACACCCCTAGCTCCTCCGATAGGGCAGCCCAACAGTTCCAAGCTAACTCTAGGTTGGATCCTTCTGCTGCTCAAATCCTCGCTAATCCACGATCAACAGCTTCCCAACGCATCCGTGCTACGGCAAGACTGGCTGAAGCAAAACGTAGACAACAACAAACTTCCATGACTACATCAAGTGGGAAAACTTTTGGTGCTGGGGACTATGGTGGTCTGGCATCTCTGATTAGTAGCGGAGAGGGTGGCTTTAATTCAGTCAACCGTGGAACTGCTGGTGACACGCCTGGTGGTATGAACCTTACCAGCATGAGCATTGGGGAAGTTGAAAAACTTCAGAATCAAGGTAATGTGTTTGCTGCTGGATTTGCACAATGGATTCCTGGCAACCTTGCTATGGCCCGTAGTGCTGCTGGTCTGTCTCCTGAGGACAAGATGACCCCAGAGAATCAACTGAAGATGTTCTGGGCTTATATTCTTAACTCCAACAAACGTCCTGCCCTGCGGGATTACCTCTTGGGTAAGAACAATGATCTGAGAACTGCTCACAGGGAACTTGCTCGTGAATGGGCGGCTGTGGCAGGTCCAGAAGGCTATGGTTATTATGACAATGATAAGGCAGGCAATCGAGCCAGCCTTGAAGCTAAGCGTGTTCAGCAAGCCCTTGTGACTGCTCGTAAACAAATTAGCGGCACCTAAATAGATGGAACATAGAAGTCTATTCTGCGGGGTAGACTTCTCCATCACCCTTACCTTTCAATAATCCACCTCTGCGGAGGTAATTAACCAACACAAAGATGGCAGAAATTGTACCTGGACGCTCTACTGGATTGCCTATTCGGCAAGCCTGGCAATATGCTGAAGAGCAGGAAAAACGGAACAAGCAACAAGCTGAACTGAAAATTAAAAAGGAAGAGGAAGCCAAACGAAAGAAACTTTTGGCTCAACAAAAGGCCGAACAGGAACGTAAGGCAAAGCTTGATGCCTCGATGGTTAACCCCGTTCAGGGTCTTCAAGGTGTAACTCAACTCCTTACTGGCACCGGAGAAAGGAAGAACAAAGCATACGTGCCTGGACTTACTGAAGCTGCTGCCTTTGCAGAAGAAGCTAAAAAGTCTGTTGTTAAAGGCGTGGTAGGTGTCGCAGAGGGTGTCCTTAATGTGGGCACCCAGGCGGTAATGGATCTCACCGTCAACCGCAACAGGGAAAAGGATGAGTATCTTCGTGCTGCTTATGACTTCGGTGTCACCCCTAAAACTCAGGTAGGACAGGCTGCTTCCAAGATTCTTGGATTTATTATTGGCACCCGTGTTGCTGGTAAGGCCCTTGGTCCTGTTGGGAAGATCGGTACGGCTCCTGTTCCTACTGGTCTCAAGGGTGGAGCCAAGCTTGCTGCTCAAACCCGTAAGCTTCTTACCGATGGCTTGATTCCAGGTGCTGTTGCTGACTTTATCCTGACCGACCCCCGAGAAGGTAACCTCAGTAGTTCCATTCGTGATCTTGTCCCCGAACAGTATCAGGACAATGTTGCCTTTGCTCTTGCGGCGAAGGAGGATGACAACCCTTGGGTTAACCGACTCCGTTCGGTGTTTGAAGGTGGTCCCCTCAACGCTGCTGGCAACGGCATCACTGCTCTTATCTTTGGTAACAAGGCTGCTAGGGCCGTCAAGGCTGCTGGTGGATCCGATGATGAGGCTCTAGGCGTAGGCATCAAGGCTGCTGCGGAGAAGTCCGAGGAGCTTATACAAGGCGACCTTAAGGCGTCTGAAGCTGAACGGGTACGGTGGACCGATGCTCAAGAACAAGAGATGCTTAGTCTCCAAAGCCGTGAGCAAAACATTCAAGATCGTCTTGCTGGGTTGGATCCTGAGGATGAAGTATCCATTAAACTTAATGAAGAGCTGGAGCAGGTACGTCTTGCTCAGGCTGATCTGGAGAACACCATCTTTGAGGGTGCTGATCCTAATGTTAAGTATGAGTATTGGGAATCACAAGCAGCAATCCGCACTGGCGACATTAACGATGCTGTAGCCAAACAGATTGAACTTGAGGGTGGTTATACCCGTCCTCAAAGTGAGACTGGTTTTGTTCCTGGTAAACAGATCTCTCACGGTGGTGGCAATAAGGTCTTTACTGATGCTCAACTTCGCATCATGAATGTGAGTGAGGGGGCAGAAGAAGTCATCAAGAAGTATCAGAAACAGATTGACTTTAAGCAAATTGCTCGTAAATCTGGCCGTACGGTGGATCAAGTGGTGGCAGATGCAACTCGCATCTACACTGATTTCATGGATTCCCTTCGGACCTATGATGATATTGTGTCGGAAGGTGATCTGATCAAGAAGCTGTCGGAGGTTGGAGGAACCCTTACTGAACCCAAGGGAACTTTCCCAACTCCTGAGGGTAACATCGCTGTTAAGGCAATCGCTTCTGATCTCTCTGCTCAGATCTATGACATTGCTTATGGTGCTGAAGAGATTGACTTTGCTCAACTCGGAGGTGCTAATAACTTTGATCGCCTTGTGGATCGGTTCACAGGTCTTCTTGAGATTTATAAAGCTGGTGCCCAATACATGGGTGGTGGCTTGAATGTCTTCAAGATCAAGTTAGGTGCTGATGCCCCTGGTGAAGCTGCTGAATCCCTTCGTAACTTTGAAGGAGAAGATTCGCTAACGATCCGTCAAATTCGTAAGTGGGCAAGTGACATCAAGGATGCCTTCCGTCGTGGAGATCCTGATGCTCAAGATCAAATGCGAGCACTGACTAGGGCAATGGTTCTTGCTGGTGGTGACCCATCCAAAACTATTTCCTTTGGTCGTACTGCTATTGAGATCTTTGGCAAGAACCAGATGGGTGTGTTTTATAACAGCATCTTGTCTGGAACCAAGACCATGATCCGTAACCTCAGTGCTGCGTATCGGCTCATTGAAGCCCCTACTAGCATTGCTCTTATGGGTATGCGAAGGGGTGATCCGGCGCTTGTGAGGTCCGCTATGGCGGGTCTTCATGCTATTACCACCTCTACCCAGGAAGCCCTTATGGTTGCTTCTCGGACGTGGAAGACTGGCATCCCTCAAACGTGGACTCCAAAGATGGTTGTGGAGCAAGCCGAAATGGCTGCCATGATCGAGTCCATGGAAAAGATGGCCAAAAATCCACGCGAGGAAATGGTTGTTGGATTCCTCAAGGGACACATGCGTGTTGCTCAAATGTTCGACTTTCCAAGTAAGATCTTGATGAGCACAGATGACTTCCTTAAGACCATCCTTGTAAGGCAACGGATTGCTGAGCAGTCCATGTATAAAGCAATGACTGAAAGCAAAGATCCTATGGATGTTGCTGGAAAGGTCAAGGTTTACATGGATGAATACTCTAAGTTCATTGATCCTCAGACTGGACGTGTTAAGGATGCTGGTCTCCAGAAGTATGCCGAAATTGGTACGTTTCAAGAAGATCCAGGTGTTGGTATCAATAGCCTGAGTATGTTCCTTGAGAATATGCCCTTTGTTGGTCCTCTTGGTAAGCTTGTTGTTCCCTTCCTTAGGACCCCTGCTAATATTCTCCGTTATCAAGTTCAGCACACGCCTCTTGTTGGTAAGTACGCAGGTGAATATCAGGCAGTTAAACAGTCTGGTGATGAACTTCGCATTGCCGAATACGAGGGTCGTGAGATGATTGGCGCAATGACCATTGCTGTTGGAGCTGGTCTGGCCGCCAATGAGATGATCACAGGCAACCTTCCTGCTGATCCGCGTGAACGTGCTCGCTGGCAAACCCTAGGCATTCGTCCTCGTGCTGTCAAGATCGGTGATAAGTGGGTCTCCTACAATACTCTTGAACCCCTTTCCAACATCCTTGCTGCTTCGGCAGACCTTGTGATGCTTGCTAAGAGTGGCCTCAATGAGGATTGGGTAGAGACTCTTGTTGGACAACTTGGCCTGTCCATCGCTGCTTCCCTTACGGAGAAGAGTTACTTTGCTGGCCTTGAAGCCCTCGCCGCTATTGCTGATCCTTCTCAATTGATGAAGGGTGACACGGTACTCAAGGGTCTTCTTCAGACTGGCAATAACATGATTCCCCTTGCCGGGGCTCGTCGGGCTTTTGCTAACTCTTTGGACCCCTACATGAGGGAATTTGAAAACGAGTATCAAAAGGCCGCAGCTGCCGCTATTCCGGGCTACAGCCGCTTCCTTCCTGAAAAGATCAACGTTCTTACAGGTCAACCTCTCAAGGGCCCTAATGGAGGCCCCTGGAACGCGCTGGTGCCGTTTGAGACTGGTCCCGATAATAAGGATCCAGTTGCTAAGATGCTAATGGAAGCTGAGTTTAACTGGGGCGATACCCTTGAGGTAAGTCCGATGGGTTACCGACTCAGTGGGGAAGAGAAAAGCTACATCCGTAATGAGATGTCTCGTAATGGTCTTCGTAGGGAATTGGATGATCTCCGCAAGCTTTCCTGGTTTAAGCAAGACATGGCTAACTGGAAGGCCCGCAGTATCGGTGATATTGGCACAGATCGTAATCAATGGCCACGGTTCTACACTGCTATCCAAGACATTTGGGAAAGCAGCCGCAACAGGGCCTTCGATAAGATGGAAGCTGAAAAGATTGAAACTGGTGAGAAGGTCATCAAGCTCCGCAAGGCTCAAACCAACATCAAGGCAGGTCAATATGATCTCAGTAAGCCGATGACTGCTGAGGACTTTAGTAGCGCAGATGAGGCTGGTATCAATCAGGTTTATAATGAATTGCTTAATTTCCGGTAAATAAGCCCCTTAGACAATGGCAATCACCCAAAACACATATACGGGAAACGGCTCTAACAAGCTGTTTTCTATTACATTTCAATACATTGATGAGGATAGCGTTAAGGTTTATCTTAACAATGTTCTTCAAACCACTCCAACTCAATACTTCTTTGCCAACCTAACCCAGATTGAATTTATCCTAGCTCCTGCTAATGGCGCTACGGTACGCATTGAAAGGGTTACTAATTCAGATACGGCTGAGGCAACCTTTTTTGCTGGATCTCCCATTAGGGCTAATGATCTAAACAGCAACCAAACCCAAGCACTTTATCTTGCTCAGGAAACTCTCAATACTGTTGTTGATGTTCTTGACACTGCTGAAGATGCGGTAGATATTGCTCAAGGGGCAGTTGATGCGGTATCAGTGGCAGTGCCGTATATTCCTGTTGTTAACCTAGCTGCTCTAAACGCTCTTACTCCTGTTAATGGGAGTTTCTATGAGCTTCAAAATTCAACTGGTGCCACTACTCCTACTGTTACAGGCATCCCTGTTGGCATTGTTGGATCATCTGGTCTTACGTTTAGGTTGCAATATAATGGGACAAGCTTTGCTTTCCTAAATTACTTTGCTAATGATTCGGAGGCCCGTTACCTCAAGCTAAGCGGTGGAACGGTTACAGGAAACCTTAGTGTTGCTAATGATTCACTCTTTGTAGATTCTGTCAACAACAGGGTTGGTATTGGTACAGCTACCCCAAGTGCTACCTTTGAAGTTGTTAGTCAAGGGACTAATAATGTTAGAAACGCTGTTGGTAGGCACTACGATAATACCAATGCTTTTAGTCAATTTAAATGGATTGGTAAACGGGCACGTGGTAGCATTGGAAACCCTTCGGCTGTTCAAGCAAACGATACTCTGGTTAGCTTTAACGGTGGCGGGTATAAGGCCACGGCTTGGTCTGACACGGTTGGAGGCTTCTACGTCTACGCTGCTGAGAACTGGACAGACACGGCTACTGGCACGTACATGACCCTCAGGGGCGTTGCTCCGGGCGGTACGACAGTCAGTGAACGAGTTAAGGTTGAACACAACCTCATGACCGTTACAGGCGCCCTTACGGCTACTGGAGCCATCAGTTCCACTAACTCCATTCAGGGTGTCCTCAAGTCAGGAACAGTTTCTGGTCCGCATCCCCTTAGCCCTGCTGCTACCACGATTGACTTTACTGGGATTCCTAGTTGGGCCAAGCGTATTGTCATCATGTTTGATGGGGTAAGCCTTAGTGGTACTTCTAGCTATCTCATTCAACTTGGAGATGCTGGAGGCATTGAGAATACTGGCTATGTTGGTGGCGGTACTCGTATCCTTGCTTCTAGTGTAGCCGCAGC